AGCAATTTCAACCGCGTGAATTTCGTACTGTTACTATACCAGTGCAAGATAAACCTGATGCAGTTGCTGTAGACACTATAACTCCTACAACAGAATTAGATGGTGGCACAGACGTTGAATCTGACGCAGAACCTAGACAGGGCGCACAACTGCCCGATAGGACCGAAAATTTATCCGACGATGAAATAGCAATAGCTACAGTTACTGAAAAGGCTAAAGCTAATCAAGAAAAGATAGACGCACTGCTCGCTAACCCCGAAGCAGACCCCGAAGGGGAACTGTTAAAAGCACTGCAAGATAACAATCGTGCATTAAACCAACGGTTAAACGTAATAAAGAAAAACGCATATGAAGGTGGAGATTACGGTAAATTAACACCCTACGGCACTTCTGTTAGAGAGGGTACACCTACAGGACTACCCGCGAACACTGGATTTGGACCTGATGGTCAAGTGATTGGCACACAAGCACTTAGAAGTAGTACCCCCACTACATCAGGATACGAGAATGTAGAGCCTATAACTGACGAGCAGGGTAAGAACCCAAGTGTCCTATCAAATGAGGCAATAGAATACTTAGAAGGGTTGGACCTAAACACGCTAGACTTAAACGCTACGTATCAAGAGGACATAGGTAGTGATGCACTACGTGTCGAGGACGTGCCGTTCACTGATAAAGCCGCAGTCCTATTTGCAGAAGACAAACCCTATGAACTGCAAGGTAAACCCAATTACACAGGTAAAATCCAGTGGCCTGCTGAATTGGAAAAGCACCTTAGAGCCTTACCAACATCCAGAGGGCCATATGGGTCGCAGACTATAGGTGACGCACTACGCACACTATATACGTTAAAAGATGGGGTTGGTAACATACCCGCAAGATTACAGGGTTCTTACGGCGATACGGAAGCTAGGGCCGCTGCAGGTCTACCCGAAAATCCAATTACTGCACCCGAGATGGAACCTATCACACCCACTCGCGTTAGAGATGATACTGATTTAGAAGTTGCCGATAGTCCCTCACAACTGGACGCTACAGGGTCGCCCCTTGTGCAGAGTTATGACAGGACGCTTGGCGCACCAATCGGTGATCCCACTAATACAAACCCTGCAAGCAAACCGTTTGTAGCTTTTGATACGTTACCCGCTAACCGTGCGGCAATAAAACTAAGTCAAGCTGAGTTAGACCTTATTACGGGTAGCGGTTTATCTAAAGAACAAAGACTAGCCGCGTTGAGTGGCGCATTACGCGATGCTGAATTAGTAGACGCTCTGGAAGTGGCAACCGCTAATACTATTAGTAGGTTGTTCAATGATCGTAAGGCTACATTTGGCCTAGTCGGTAAAGCTGCGCTAGCCTTAGAAAATCGACAGTCTACTACTGCGTCCGAAGCATTTGAACCTGATATAACTACATACGAAGATAAACTAAATATAATTAAACTTATTCGTATGACTGACCAGAACATCAAAGACATTAAAGATAAAGTAGAACGCGCAAGAGTTAAGGCGGCTAGAGATTATTTTCTTAGGTTCCGTAGACCTGTGGATGCGCTTCATGAAATGCAGGGCGCTCATGGTGATGGTAATAAAACTGGGGCTACTCAAACTGCATCAAAGGATAAGACCACCGCTAAAGACGCGGAAGGGGTAGAGACAGATATTAGTGCCCCTGCGTTTAACATTAACTTGGATGCTGAGAGTAAGTCTGATGAAGAAGCGTTCTACGGCCCTCTAACGTATACCAATGCAGTCAAAGCTATGTACTGGGTAAAGAATAACTTAGGCTCAGACACTAAAGCCGCGTTAACTGCAAGACGTGTGGAGTATGTGAGTAAGACCCGCGCTGTTGTAAAAGACGATCATAAGACCATGAAGGAGGGGGCCGCAAAACTGCAGGCTGCATCCTATGGACAAGCTATGCGAGAAGCGAGTGCGGCGGCAAGAGTGGCTGACGCGGCTAATAAAGCCTCTGCTGATCTAATAGCGGGTCTCGGCGCGCCAAATCCATTGATAGCGGAATTAGAAGCTATAGCTAGGCAGGACGAAGCGGAAGCTGCCAAGTTAGCTATGCGAAAGGCTTTAAGGGATAGACCGAAGAAAGAATACACAGACGATACGCTAGCAGCCGATTTGCTACGAAAGATAAACGAGATTAAGAAAGAATCAACGCAGTCTGTAGACGAAGCTGTAAGTGAAATCGAGTTAGCCGTAGCACAAGACAAAACCATTGCGGATATGACTGAGCGTGAATTAGATGACATTCTTGAAGCACAGATAGAGGCTGAGTTAGAAAGACGCGCTGCATTACCAGAAGGTATGAGGGGGCGTTTAAAGAAGACTAAGAAGTCTAAGTTTTTTGCTAAGGATAGAGAGGCCGTAGCTATAGAGCTTGCGGAACGACAAGAAGCAGAAGTGGCGTCTCTTAAAGAGGCTTTAGAAGTTGAACCTGCGGGTACAGAACAAGATGCCCCTGTAACTAAAGCACAGTTTAAGCCTCGTAAACTTGATGAAAAAGGCAAACCACTAGAAGGCGCACAGCAGGGAGAACGTGCAGGTGTAGAAACTATACTTGATGACGATGCGGGTGTGGTATCCATAGCCGCGCAGGGCGATAGTGATGTTATAGGCGACCTTGTAACTCCCCCTGCAATTAACGAGCAGCTTGAACTTCTAGGTAGTGAGATTAGTGCGTTGGCTGAACCCCTGCGACCTAGTACCCGTAATATGTTAGAGAACGGTGATTTAGTGGGCGCGTTGCGTAGCATAGCCATAACAGGTCGCTCTAAAAACGTGAGTAAAATAGCGGAAAGGTTGGTTCCGTATGTGGGCAATACACAAGTAAAACTGGTATCTGGCGGGTTAAGAAATCCGCAGGGGCAAGTTGCTGCAGGTGTATTTGATCCCGCCACCAACACCATATTTTTAGACCGTGATATAGGCATGAACTCACATGCAACACTGCATGAGATGCTACACGCGGCTACAGCGGCTAACCTTTCAGATATGAGCTTGCCAGAAGTAAGACAGCTTAATACGATCTACGAAGCGGTTAAGAAACAGTTACCGCCTTCGTATGCTATGAAGAGCCTAGAAGAATTTGTTGCAGAGGCGTTTAGTAACCCTGACTTCCAAGTCCTGTTAGCGGGTATACCGATGACAGACCTAAAGTTAGCTAACACTAACATGACCAATGCGTACACAAACTTTAGAACTGCAATACGGCGTTTCTTTAACAGGATCATGCGTAGACCCCCAGAATCGGTATTTAACCGCACCGACTTATTACTTAACGATATACTAGCTCCACAGTTAAGTACCCGTGCCGCACCTGCTATGTATCTTGCGGCAAGTAACCCTCAAGGGAGTGTAGATGTAACTAACTCTGCTACTAATGCTGTCAAGCCCACTACGCCTGAACAACTACGGGCTATGCAGGATTACGCTAAGAACTCAGAACCGTATACAGGGGGTAAGAGTTTCTTATACGGTATCATGCCTGTGAACTTGCTCGGAGACACACTAAAACGTAACCATCAGAGTGATGTGGGTAATGATCTAAACAAGTTAATTAACGAGCAAAGTTCTGAATTACGGGATAAGACCGTTAAACTGGACTATATTGTAAACCAAATTAAAGATTTCCGTAGGGCTGAAGGGGTAGAAAAATACAAGACCCTGCAGCAGCTAGTGCCTATGTCTACGTTAAACAGGATAGACCCGTCTATAAAACGGGAAATGTATACCGCCTATGGGCTTACTATTAAAGACCCTAAAACCCTAAAGACAACAAGGCGCAATTTTTCCAAACCAGAGTTACGCGCTAAGTACATGGCAGAATTTAAAATAAAAAACCCTGACCATAAACTTAACGTCATAGCACCATTGGGTAAAGAACGTCTAAAAGTGTATGACGCTCTTAAAAAAGATTACGATAGTATTGGTAAAGACGGGCAGCGTGTGTACCGCACCATGCGTAATTACTTTAAAGAAACATATGATGAGATTGAGCCTGCTCTGAGAGATCGTATAAACAGCATCAGTGATGATGCGGAAGTACGTCGCACCGCGTTTGATAGGTTGTCCGAACTGTTACTCAAGGACAGTGGGCTAATCACACCATACTTCCCACTTATGCGTAAGGGTAGTTATCGTGTTTCCTACACAGCCATCGACCCGCAAGATCAAGACCCTGATGCCAAGCCACAGGTAGATCGCTTTGTGGAATATTTCCCCACTAAGATAGCGGCGATGGAAGCGGTGCAAAAGGTCAAGAATTATAACAAGACCATGCTGGCTAGAGATGACATTAAGAACTCTGGACTTGCAAGTATATTGGACGAAAAGACAGGTACATATACTCCCAATCCTATGATGGCAGACGATGCCCTGTTTGCCCCAGAAATGGAAAAAATTACAGCAAACAGTAACTATGGTAAAGCGCCTTCCTCTGGATTTGTGTTCAACGTACTAAATGTCCTGCAGACTGCGGGTGTGCAAAAGATGGAAGGTGGCAAAGGTAATAAGGTCATTAGTGATATCCTTGACCTAGCTTTGGATGCTGTACCAGAACGCTCGTTTATGCAGGGGTTTAGAACACGTAAAGGTGTCCGTGGTTTCTTGGGTGACACTACCCCTACAGGGTACACACTAGAGAATTTTGATCTAATAGACATGATGGAAACTAAGGGACGTGACCTTAACCGACAAGTCGTGCAACTTAGATCAAGTGCCAAGATACAAAAAGTAGTCAACCAGATAGTTGAGTTGACCAAAAATCCCGATACAGCAGAAATAGCTGACAGGCTTATGAAGATAGCAGAGTTCGCGCAACGCCCTAACGTAGACCGTGTGTCTCAGATCATCACTAATCTTGGGTTTAACTGGACTATGGGGCTGAACTTCTCGTCTGCAGCCCTGACCTTTTTTGATGTGGGTATGTCGGTGATGCCGTTACTATCGGGTAAGTATGGTGTGAGTAACACTACCAAGGCATTTGGAGATGCTGTTAAAGCCGTAAGCGCGGCCCCCAGTTCCAAAACTCTTATTGTGGACGATGAGAAAGGTAATAAAGTAAGAGAGCAATACGATTTAGGCTCGTTTGGTATATCGTTGGGTAACTTAGACTTTAGTGACCCGTCATCTATTCCAGAAGGATTACGTGATTTAGAGGTACTGGTTAAGTACGCGACTAACCAAGCGCAGATGGGACAGTCCCTAACACAGGAAACTTTAGAATTAGATGTATTTACCGGAGACACTGGTGCAGACAGAGCGTCTCGCATAGGTAAAAAAATTGTTGATACTTCCCAAAAATGGGGTGGGGCTATGTTCCATCACTCGGAACGCTACGGACGTGAAGTATCACTGGTCGCCGCATACAAGTTAGAAATGGATAAGCTGAGTAATGGTGGCAAAAAAGAAGTAACCGATGCTGACAAGCAAAAAGCTGCAGAAGCTGCAGTTGAGTTTGTAGAGTTTACCCTCGGAGGTACTGCATCGGCAGGACGCCCCGTATACGCACAGGGGCCGATAGGTAACGTACTATTCCTGTTTAAACGGTTCGCTATAAGTAAATACTACATGATGATGCGTATGCTTAACGATGCTACGGTTGTGTTGTCGAGAGATGCTTACCCCTCTGACGAAGCATATCAAGATGCGTTAGACACCCGAAAGATAGCGCGCGCACAGGCGGCAAACTTTCTTATTACTACGGGACTTATCGCAGGTGCATCAGGCATGCCGTTGTTTGGTGAACTTGGTATCATGTACGATATGCTCCTTAAAGACGATGATGAAGATAACTGGGATGTTATGAATAAGAAGTGGATGGCAGACCCTGTGTATGGTGGGCTTGTTGACATGACAGGTCTTGAGATTGGTGATCGTATCGCACTCAACAATATGTTGTACCGTCCACCACTAATCGACAAAGATCAAAACCCTCTATTTACACTAATAGAGCAAATAGGTGGCCCTGCAATCGGTATAACAAGCCAGTTAAGTAGGGGCTGGCAGCTTGGCTCAGAAGGTAACGTATGGCGTGGTGTTGAAGCCGCTTCACCTGCAGCACTGCGTAACATAATGAAAACTGGGCGTTATGCTACCGAAGGGAACTTAACCCTACGTGGTGACGAGATAACAGCGACAAGTCCGTTCACACTTGCTGGACAAGCTCTAGGGTTTTCTAGTCACGCGCATATAGAGCAGCTTAATATGAACCGTAACGAGCGGCAAAAATATTCTGCTATGACAGATCGCAAGGGTAGGATTTTGCGTAAGGCTAACATGGCCCGAAGAGAAGGGGACGTTGAGGGTCTTCGCCAAGCCTACAGAGAATCTATAGAGCATAACAACAGCTTACCGCCAGATGCGATTGACCTGTATATAACTACGGAGTCGTTTAAAAATTCTTCTAAAAACTTTGATCGTAATACAAGAGAAATGATAGGTGGGATGCAGTACTCACCTAGTATGCGTAGAAGTGCTGGTGAATATGACGGTGGGTTGTCCTCTCCTGTAAATTAAAAAAGCCCCTGCAATTAAGCAGGGGCAGTTCAAGGGAGAACAGGCAACACGCAGTGGAAATGGATATTGCCTAACTGCCCTATATCATGCGGTACGCCATATACGTAACCCCAATATTTTGTTTTCTACACGAACTTCGTGTTTAACCTCCCATTGTCGCAGCGATGCAACGGTGGACACCTGATCTTTAGTCTTCTCAGTATCCACACAGGGTATAAACACAGACCCGTTAACCGTAAGTTTATCCCAGTTTACAATTACTCTAATCCCGTCAGGATTAAGGTCTTCAATCTTCATCACCTTCTGATCCATCAGGAACTCCATCAATAGAAAAATCTACACATATAACTCTAGCAGAGGGTAGGTTCATATGTGTGCCTTTACTTAGGCGTATACGTGTTTTGGTGGCTTTCATCTTCTCAGTTAAATCTCTAATTAACTGTTCATAGTTTATCTGTTGATCTATACACCAAGTCTTCAGCGGCTTCGGTAATAGATAGACTTTCTTAATATCAGTCTCGTACCTAGCGACGAACTTGCCTCGGGGTGTAACTTCGGGCAGTGCCAACATATCTAGTGGATTGCCATCTATACCACCGCGAGCATCATCTGTACTTTTGATCCAGAGTATGTTGCTCCAATGTTCGGATATATAATTGTTCAACGTCTCAGTTACAGAGGAACCCATATCGGCAACGTAGGCTCTACGCTCCCGCAACCTATTCACCGCAAACGTAAATACAGGCTTTACCTCAAAAGGCAGTACCCCTGCCTTCCTGCCTATCATAAGCGCAGATATAATAGCCGTAACAGCGGCAGACCAAAATCGGTTTTCGGGACCAAGTTCAGCCTTTTCATCTACACGCGATTGCACATGCTTTATAGTACGTTCACACTCCACACGATTGTTTATGACCCACTGCACAAACCGTACTCCTGCATGACCGTAGTTGCCTTTTAAAGCGGGCCACAGTTTATCAGTCTCCGCTTTGCTAGCAGAACCAAAGAACTTCGCTTCTGTCCTAAACTCTAGTATACGCTGGGCTTCAGCTTTGGGAAAACCTTTAACCCTACTAATCATTTCTATAAAGCTAGTGTTACCTGTACTGATAGCCAGTAGGCTCCACGGTTTGCCCCTGTGTCGCTCGGTGTTACCGCCTTGAGACAGACGATTACGTTGTGTCCCACCCGTTAATTGGTAGGCCAGATCAGACAACTTACCCCCTTTGGTATTAGTAAGTTCGTCCATCATAAGGGGTAGGTTGTGGTATATTTCCCCACGGTGCATCTTAGAATTGTAGGTATCAACCTCTTTCAACAACAGTTGCTCGGGATTGCCCCATGCCGATAACCCTGCCATCAACATAGTAGTTTTACCAACACCTGTGTCTCCGTACATATGTAACCCTGCAGAGCCGATCCCTGTAAGGGGCATAAGTATTGAAGCGTAGGCCGCAGCGATTGTGAATTGGTGTAACTCAAACCCCTCCCGATTGTAGAAGTCTATCGCATCAAGGTAGCCTTGCTCAGTACCCTTGGGGGTAAAGTAATCCATCATACTTGCAGTCTGTGTGGATGGTGGGTTGTAGTCTTCATCACTACCATAGATTACACGATCCCCCAGTATGAACGCGGTCATACTGTCATCAGTCCACCCAAACTGCTTATGGGCTTCATCCTCTGCTTGAGTAGCTTGTAGCTCTTCGATCCATGCCATTATATACACCTGTATCTTATCTAACTTTGCGCCATACGCAGCCACACCCTGCGTAGACATAGCTTTCCTAAATTCATCCCGCGATGTGATGCTAGACATTGGCATCGTCCATTCACGCACACCGTCTCGGGGCATGTGCAGCCTAAACACAAGTGCTTGGCCTATCTCTGTGTCCCATATACGGCGCATGATATAGATATCGTTGTGGTAGATGCACTCTTCTTCTATCTCACCGTCACTGTTACTGGTGCGTTTATACACGCCGCCTTTAGCGCCACGAAAGTAAGGCTTCGGGTATGTCGGTATACTATAAATCTTAGGCGCACTGGCGGGACGTTTTGCGCTAGGTGCAACAACTTCGTTGTCAGCCTCGTCCGCTTCTTTAAATTGTTTACCTAAAACTATGGGGGATTTTATCTTACCCCATAAAGCACACTCCATACACACATCAGGTCTAAGACCGTTAAATGTACGACAAGTGTACGGCCCCTTAACCAAAGACATTTTCTGATGGGTTTCACCAGAGTTATAATCAGGGTGGCCCCTAGACATTACCTGTGCAGCCCTGTCTCCGTCTTCGCAGAATTTAGCAATAGACAGTCCCGCTCTCCATAACGGTTCGGTCACATTGGCCTGATCTGTCAGTATATGCGCGAGTTGAGCGCATCCCTTACCTATTTGTATCTTCTTTACAATACGACCAAAGCTATTCTCAGCATTGACCGCTATAAACCCCGACACAACATTGCTGCCAACAGAGGCTGTATTTACAGGGGTAACGCCTCCCAGTAAACTTACGAAGTCAGCCAGCTCGATACTTGGTTCCGCACTTATCAAAGCCACTGGGGATGGCGGTGTGTCCTTGAAGTTACGTGTGTCAGGCATGCGTAGGATACGCGCTGCGTCAGCCGTAACTGCAGGATCGGCCTTGAGACCATTCTCCTCACAAAACTCTTTAAACCGTTCTGCCGCAGGAACCCAATCATCCACAGGTACTGGCGCAGACAAAACCCAGTAAGCGTGTATTCCGCGCCCCGAGTTGACCTTAGTAGGTTCGGGCATGCTAGTCTTAGTGCAAAACGCCTGTAACGCCGATAGCGCATCCTGCTGAGACGGGTATTCTTTGCTAGGGCCACAATCCAAGTCCACGAAAAAGGATTGTAGATGTAGTGCGTTATCGGCCCTACGATTAGTATTGTTTACGAATGTGCTTAACGCAAAATAAACATCGTGGTCTTTAGCATCAAAGGCATCTACCGCTGCATGCAGTTCATCAATAGTGTCATAGAAGTTCTGCGTTCTACGTTCACCGTTGGTTGCAAATAAACAGTAATGCCCTTCACTACTTAAAACACTTTTTAGAAATTCTAGTCGTTCCACTGCTAGTCCTCCGAGTATTAACGGTGCGGCACCCTATACGATACCGCACCGTGTAGGGTATCAGTCTAACTCACCCCACTCACTTACAAGACTGTCCAGCTTGGCTTCTTCGACAACAGGGGGCTTCTTATTGGCCCGTACCTTGGGTGTCTCGTCTTGAAACGCGTCATCAACAACTGCAGGGGCAGCGGGTGTTTCATCAACCTCAAACCCCGAAATCATGGTAGGGGCTTCTTCAATACTGCACCCTTCTTCTGAACTAAACGGGGAATACTCTTCACGCTCTGCCAATTTTAGTACCTGCACAGCACGTAAACGCAAAGACACACCGTGATCCCGCATACTATACGGGACGCAGGAAACCTGTACGTTGACCGTACTGCCCGTAGTCAACTCAAAGTCTTTGGGTAACGGTTTGTTCTTAGAGTCAACCTGCACAGGCGGCTTGGTTACATCAGCACCGTAAGCCCCTTTAAGTACGGCTTTGGCGATGTAGTTGCCGTCCTCGTCCTTCTTAAAGACTTCGGATGCCTTACCCAACTTTTGAGGCCAACTCTTTTCAGATGCTGCCCGTGCATTGTAGGCCGTAGCCATAACAGTATACAGGTCTTTTGCCTGTGCAGCATCCATCACAAACTGCAACTCGTACTTTGCGCCATCTGCAGTAGGATCACAGGGTACAGACTTACCACGCTCACCTGCGGATTGGTCAAACCGATATGTCCCATTTAAACGGGGGTATCTCGCAACAACTTTGCGGATGATGTGGCTTTCAACTTTTGCCATTTGGTAGTTCTCCTTTAGAGTTTTTATAGTCGAACCCGTCTTCTGTTGAGAACGGGGAAGTATTTACAGCCGCGAAACGGGCTATAGCTTGCAATGTCGCGGGGTCGTTCTTTAACTCTGCAACACTGCGTAGTTCACTAGGCACCAAGGACCGTAAAGGCTTGAAGCATAGGCGGGGATATACGTAGGAATTATCTGGGTATACGGTAGTCACCACAGATGAAGTCTTTGTTCCCCTACCACCCAGAAACTTAGCGTATTCCTGTAGCGGCTTATTATTATTCTTACCCTTACCGAAGATAGCCGTGGCGGGTAACTGTAGTTGATACACCGTATCGAACTCTCCATCAAGCACTACTGCTACCCTCTGCACAAATCTACAAGCCCTGCTATACCCCGAACCCGAACCTTTTATGTTCTGAGTGCAGTCCATACACCTAGTGGCTTGCTTATCTTCGCTAGGAACTAACTCGTCAGGTGCCTGTGTTGTAGAAGACCAACACGTAGGTAGCGTGGTATGTGCAGGGTCATAGTCGTTCTTGTAGTACAAACGAGATATGTTGGCAGCATTGACTACCACTACATCTATTTCACTTGCCACCACTTCCCGTTCTCCGTCCCCTACACGCACAAACATACCGTCCTGATAACTAAGCCGCCTAAACTCAACCATCGTTAGGAGTATCATCCTCTCCCAAAGCGGACAGAGCCTTATCTACTTCGTCCAACTTAAACCGTTGGGTGTTTTCGATTTTGACATATGTATGCTCAGGTATATAACCTTCCCGAACCCAATGCCGCACGGTGGATATAGATACAGAAAAGTGTTCTGCCACATCCGATATGTTCACATACTTCTTCATTTCTTCCTCACAGTTAGGATGTACTCGGCATCCACATTAAGACCCATAGGTACAAGGTCAGGGTTCTCTTCCAAGAACTGCTTCATGTGAGTTTGATTAAGACGCTTTTCAAACAACTCGGGAACCTCATGCTCTAACACGAACTTGTGCATACTCTCCCAATCGCTCGTCCAGTAACGCTGCTTAACGCTACGATAAAACAAACCCGCTGCAGTTCTAACGCTGTCGATATTACTTTCAGCACAGTAATCCAACAACGCTTGCTTAACAGTGTTCTGTTGCTCAACGAGAGCACTGTCTTCTTCTTTAAACTTAGCGGATATCTCGGCGCGCTTATCGCGTATCCTTGTATATACTCGCGTCAGTTTTTCCACGTCCACTGTCATAAGTCCTCCGTTTATATCTATACTTGTTATCTAATAGTATTAATTAGGATCGTCAAGTATTTCATGATATAAATTTACCATTTCTGCATGGGCATCTATGCGACCTGCAAGCATACGGTACATACGCTTTTCAACGTAAGAGCCTTGTAGCGATATAACAGTACACTTGTGTTTCTGCCCTGCTCTATGAACCCTAGCGTTGACTTGCGCGTAGGTTTCCAATGATGAAGTCGGCCCCCACCACACTACAGTATTAGCGGCGGTAAGTGTTACACCGTGCGCGGCTGCTTGTGGTTGGATAACTAACACCTGTGGATCAGTGTCCTCTTGAAACCGCTTAAATATTTCGGTGCGCTTATGTGCAGGTACATCACCCCTGATTACCTCGGACGTTATCTTGTCGGCTCGTAACTTATCGGTAAGTATATCTATCGTGTGCTTAAACGGAACAAATATCAGAACCTTTTGACTGCTCTCGTCTATGACCTCACGTAGTACCTTATATCTGTCTGATATATCGAACTCTACGGTTTCTCTTTCATCAGTGTAAACCGCACCTGCAGATATCTGTAACAACTTGCTCATGTTTACGGCAGCGTTGATAGCGGTTACTTCTTCACCCGCCACTTCCATAATCATACGCTTCTTCAAAAGATTGTAGTAGTGTTTCTGTTGCCCACTTAACGGTACAACCCTGTCCACGTACACCATGTCTGGTAAGTCCAGACACTCTTCTTTAGAGTAACGTATCGCAGGTTGCAGCACTGCATGTACGATCTTAGGTGCAGTTGGCTTGGGTTCAAACTTAAAGTGGCTCTTGCGGTCCATCACCATATCTTTAAACGAACCAAAGAATTTAGGTACGCCCTGCGGGTTGACCAACTTAGCCAATCCATATGCGTCTAAGGGCGACTGTGCGGCGGGTGTACCCGTCATCATCCACAACCATGTGTCATCACGCAGGAGTTTCTTTAACGTCTTCCACCGCTTCGCCTGTGCGTTCTTATAGTGGGTAGCCTCGTCAATTATGATAAGGTCAAAACCACCATTTCTAATCTGCTCAGATACAATATCTACACCATCGTAGTTAATTATAACAAACTCTGCGCCCTGCTCTATTATGGCAGCGCGTTTCTTCTTAACCCCATGCGCCACATCAACGGTACGGTGCATCGCAAAAGTGAATAGGTCGTTACGCCATGCGCTATCCATAATAGATAAGGGGCATATAACTAGAGCGCGTTTGACCTTGCCAGCTTTCATAAGATAATCAGCGGCCCATATAGCACTGGCGGTCTTACCTGTACCCTGCTCGTTAAAACAAAACCCCTTGCGGTTCATAGTTAAGAACGCTGCGGTTTTCTTTTGGTGATCGAAAGGGATGTGTTGCCCTGTCCAAGCATAGCGTCCTTCTATCGGGGATGGTGCGGGTATCCGCAAGGTACGCAGTTTGTGCGCTTCATCAATACCCCAATTAACAACCACTGCATCAGTACCCACGGCTTCGCTCTTAGGTATAACACTCGTGACTTGTTTGGGGTCCGCTAGTGACACTAGCAGAGCCTTGTTCTTTATTACTTGCATACTGTTCTCCGTGTAGCTGATGCTATCTTTTGTTTTTAGTTCTTCTGTTGCGGCCCTTACTTAACGAACCACCGTGCGACCTGTTACGCTTACGGCTTTGCACCGAAACGCCATCCTTATTCTTACCGCCCTTACTCAACGCCTTCTTATGAGAAACATCCTTGCCCTCACGTTTGTCGGCCCTGCCATCCTTGTTGGCATCCTTGCCTGTCTTATCCATCTTGCGCCGTGCGCGTTGACGCTCCATACGTGCTTCATGTTCACCACGCGCTTTTTGCAGTTGGTATTCACGTTTGTACGGGCGGGGGGTGTTCTTATAAACCATGTCAGTTCTTTCCGTTATGGGCGCACTCTAACACAGGACAGTGTTGCCTACACAAACCGCTAGGTCGTGGGTTCCACACATCAGTATCGGCGGCTGCTTGCATATTAGCATAAGCACCGCGCCATTTCACCCATAAATCAGGAACTTGCTCTACCGTGTACTCAGCCTTAATTAACGCTTTGGGTACTACAAACATCAATGCTGCTTTTATAGTACGAACTTGTGGGTAGTGCTGAAATATAGACACCGCCATCAACTCAAGTTGTCCTTTGTCTGCGTACTTCGCGTTCTTACCCGTCTTGTAGTCTACGATAAACGCGGTTTCCTTTTCCTCATTCACGATAGCCAAGTCTACGATACCACGAAACCAAACATCTTTCGCTCCGAACTTGCACGGCTGCATATCCTCGGTTAGGCCAAGCCGCTGCTCCGCGATTTTCGTACCTTCGATAGCGTTAAGCGAATCCAGAGCGTCCTGCATGTAGCTGTACTTCTCAGGTAGCGGTTCACCTTTACCTATGTAGTTCTCGCATGCCGTATGAAAGTGTGTGCCGTACAGCATAGCCTGACTTACCTTGGTCGGATACTGCTTTAGTATCTTCTCATAGTAGAACTGTTTCGGACACTGCTGAAAACTTTTGATCTTACTAAAAGACCAAGGCGCAACATCAGTCATGTAGAAATTCCTTTTGTGTATTTCTCGCGGGAACCCAAACTTACTAGCTGTTCAAAACTAAAGGGGGCCGCTAAATTGCCCCACGCTGCCCTACCTTGAAGCGTAGGGGCTAATGCGTGGATGTATAAACTCTCTAACACATCTAGCTGATCGCGCTTGCAAGGGATATATGTATACGCATCAAACTTTTTATGACCTTCAGTCTTGTGGGTATGCACCCGCCCATACACATTCACAGATTGGCCTACATACACAACTTTATCGTTGGCGATAAGAAAATAGACACCGCAAGAACTATCATAAGGCTTACTCTCGGACACTAACTCGTCCTCTATCAGCATATCTCGCATAGTTAGATTACTACTAAGTTCATCGAAAGTAGCTACATGCTTTAACCTATCGCGTTTAAGTTCTAACTCACTTATTTCCCGTTTTAGTTTGCCTAATTTTAACTTGCTTTGCTCTACGTTAAACACCAACTCGTCTGTACTATTACGCGTTATAGCTAAACCCTCGCCCCTCGCTCTAGCGACTACATCTAACGGACGATATCTAGGGGCTGATAATTTATCAGGTTTGATAGACGGTATAGGTCTATCGGTACGTAACAAGCATTTGCTCACATAACTAGCTGCTAGGATACCATCTACTTTAAAGTATTTGTTTAGCTGTGTGGTTGATAGATATTGTCTAAACACAGTCGCAGGTATAAAATCTGGCCTTCCCCTAGTCATTATTCGGTATCCCCATACGATTTGCCAACACCGCTTTCACACTCAAGCGGTAGTCCTGCTGCCCAACTGGGTACATGACGCATGCACCGCTCTACGTGTGCCCTTGCTTGTACCACATCCTCATCGGGGCAACATATAGCTATACTGTCATGCACAGTCATAACAGACTTATACTTCTGGTTTATTAGTAGCATTTGTTCGCCAATGATACAACGTGCCAATGCCTGACATACGTTCTCAACCACCTTACCACCGTATATGTTTTTACGTCCACGGCGCGTTTTGTATGAGTATTCGGGCCAAACATCTTCGGGTTCTACTCCTTCGGGCGCGGGGTCTAGCTGCAAGTCTTCGTAAAACATGCGTAACCCCGATGGCAGGATTACTGCGCTCTGTGGTATGTCTATACGCAACACATTTTCACGCCCCACGCGAACCGCATGACCGTCTACAAGCTGCTTCAACATATACTGGGCTTCATCCCACAGCGTAGGTATCTTCCAATATGTATCACGGTATATATTTATGACACGCCTAGCTTCCGTTAGATCAACCTCGACGCCCATACCTGCAAGCTGAGTTTTAAACTTCTTAGCCCCCATGCCGTAACCTGCGCCAAGGATTGTAGTTTTACCCACAAACCGCTGTGCGCCAGTAACGTCTGCCTCGGCTACTTTGTATATAGCTGCTGCCATTTTCACATAAACATCTTCGCCATCAGAAAACGCCTGAGTTAATTCGTCTGCCTCGGCTAACCAAGCTAACACCCGCGCCTCAATCTGAGACGCATCGCACTCAACTATAGTATGACCCTGTGGGGGTATTATGCTTTTCTTTAGCTTCTTGCCGTTAGCCCCACGGCTCGGCAGGTTTTGCAGGTTGATCTTATCATCACCGCCCCACCGCCCAGTGTGTGCCGCATAATATCTAATGGGGACCGGAAGAGTACCACGTTTAGATATGTCTATAAACCGCTGTGTGCGTGTCTCTTCTAAGGTACTTTTAGTACCGAGCCTAGCTGCTATCAACGTTTGCACACGCTCGTCTTCATGTTCCTGTAATTCTTGAAACTCTTTGTCAGACTTGGCAAACGCGAATGTTTCTTTCTCTGTCGTGGGACTGATCTTGACAGGTGGCGTGACACCTAACCCAGACAGCAACTCCGCGAACTTGGCATTACTCATTAAGTCTTTTCTGTCAGTGATGTTGGCATCAACCATCAACTTGTCTTTGCGATCCCGCACATCCTCTAGGTGCATCTCAAGCATGCCCATGTCTAGCTCTAAGCTAGGCTCCGTAAACATACGTAGCGTTGCGTCTATGATATCTAACTCTTGTTCAGGGAACTTGGCTTTCATCTGCTGAAAAATAGCGTAAGTCAGGTCCACGTCCTTCTTACAGTACCCTGCGTAGGCGGTCAGTTCTTCCTCGGTAAAATCGGCTAGGCGTTTGTCCTTCGCCATGATAACTTCGGTGCCTTTTTCCCCGACACCGTAACGCTCCGCTACATTTTTTAAAGACACGCTTTGCTCTGTACCGTGCAACGCTCTCGCCATACACAATGTGTCGAGTAAGAATTTAGGTTTGATGTTATAACGCCAGCTCAGGATAGCCCCGTCAAACATCATGTTGTGAGCTAGTACGTGCGTGTTGTCCCAATCAACAGATGCCAGTAGTTCGGTTACATCATCGGCACCCTGCGCCCACTCGGTCGGATTGGGGCCGCGTTTTAGCCCCAACCCAATCACTTCAAACCTACGGTCACGTATATATTGCTCTGTCGTTATCTTCGCCAAAGAAAAGTTCTGCGCGTAGTAGGTTTCAAAGTCTAACGTAACAAGGTTCACTTCTTTGTTACTTTCTTTAGTGCTAACTCACCCGCACACGCCATGTAACCACAGGCGTCTATGTAGTTGTCAGGGTTATGTTTGTTGGACTTGAGCCGTGCGATCTTCAGCAGGGCCATCATCATCGCAACATCGGTGGGCGAGAAAGACCACTCATAACTAAAATACTGCTCCCACAGCATAGCTATGGCCTCAAAGTTATTCTCCATATCGCCATGTGTAGCTTCACGGTCTTTGGTGACGTACTGCTTGGCGGTATCAAGGACACTGCTACGTGTGTACGTACCTTCTTTAGGCGGCTTGCCGCCCTTAGTCAGATTGTAGGCAAAGTCACCAATCTTTGTAGGGTCAACCTCGTCCGTTACATATACGGGTATTTTTCGTAATGGCTCTTTCTTCCAGAAATCATACTTACGCAACTTGCTTACGTATGCCACGCTACACCCAACTTTTTTGGCTATAGACTTATCTGTGTCAGTGCCAAGGGATTTTTCTAACAACTTAAATACCCTATCGCGTTTCTTCTCTTTATTGGCAGTCATAGTTCTCTCCTCATTCAAACTCTGGTACAAACCAGTCATCATCCAACGCCCACAGACAGTAGGACGCTTTCTTTTGAGTGCCGAGGCGTGATACCTTGGCCTCCCAAATCTCTCCATCACGATGTAGTTTACCCAACGCTAGTTGCACTTCATCGTTATCTGCGTCTAGTTTAGACGCTATCTCAGTAGCCCTATGTGCGAATTGATTGTCTGTCTCAGACAACAAACTAAGTATGCGATCTTCCATCTTAGCTACCACTACGCGAGGGGTTTCTTCTTCATCATCAAAAGTATCAACAGAATGTGTTACGCTCTCAGCGACAACACCCACAACCTGATACTTGGTTGAGTTAATCATTCTTGAAGTGTTGGGTATCACTCGCATCTGAGCAAGTGTACCTTCGGCAAGTCGATACTTTTTCACAAGGTTGGGCGGTATAAAGACACGCTCCCCTTGGTCTATGTCAACTCCAAATCCGCATTTCTTATCCACCAATACGTGTTGCACGTATATCTTTAGTGTGTTTAACATTGTTCTCTCGCTTGTTTATGATATTGTTTTTATGAGGGCGGTAATAATTTAAACCCACCTACCTGCGGTCTGCTTTATTGTTAGTTTCACCTACAGCCGCCCTCACCATTCTCTATGATTTGTTTAAGATACCCGCCATAAATTCATTGGCAGCGCGCATCGCTGCTTCTTCGTTACGTGCGATGTGCTCCTCACGTTCTTCGCTTATAGCTGCAGATAAGGTAGCCGTTACAGCCATCATCATCTGAGGCCACGAATCCTGCTGTTCAAACAGTAGAACAAGATTAGCGATAATCAGCGACATAATCTCGGGTGACGCTTGGTCGGGCGCGGCTTTAGCCATGCGCTCCATAACCGCTTCAAACTTAGCTTTATCCATTTTTGCGTTCCTTAAATTTTATTTGGTATCGTTTGCATCTACGTAGTATTACCTCTACGGACATGCCTGTTATACGTGCGACCTCGGCGGCACTAAAACCTTGTTCCGATAGACGCAGTATTTGCTTGGCGGGGTTTGACCTTTCGATCTCGGACATGCGGGGCTTACCGCTGCCTCTAGCGTGTTCCTGCACGGCCCCGTAGTTTAGGGACCGACCCCCACAATATTCAATCATCCGTTTGTTCTCAATCAAGGCCAACGCCTTCATCTTTTCCAAGGCTGTCAATGTTTCCTCCTAGCTTCTTTGTACCTGTTACATACATGACGAATAGCTGCTGCGTGATCTTCTCAAGTTCCGCTTTTAGTTCACGGTTCTCTGCACACACGCGCTCGTATTCATGGCGATTAATCATATTGAAACTCCACTTAGTCATCTGATATTGCTGCCCATGCTGTTAGTGACTGACTAACACTACTCATGTTATCCTCATTGACAACTATATCTAGGCCACCCGCTTTGCATATGTCTTTTAGGTTTTTAGCTTGCAGAGGCGTGGGTCTATTCTTACCCGCTTTGCACTCAATGCCAAAGAATAATCCTTTGTAGCAACCTACAATATCAGGCACACCACTTTTACCATACCCACCCGTAACAGGGTAGAAGTAGTACGCACCCATTGCGTCTAGCTGCCGCGTCACCTGCTTCTTAACTTTTGCTTCTGGCGTCATAGCCATAACTAAAAAACTCCCTTGTGTTAGTGCGTCACTGACAAGACCCCGTTTTCGCAAAAACTTCTCTTTCT